CAGGGTGGAGGGGTTGTAGTCCAGGCGGGGAGCGTCGATGGCTGCGCTCTGCAAGACGCCGGCAGAGTCGAAGTACGTGGCCGTGCTGGCGCGGGTGAAGGTGATGATCTGCGAGAAGGTTTTTGAGACGAGGGCCATGATTACTCCCAGATGGCGTACTGCGCGGCAACCTGATAGGTCTGCGTCGCAAAGTTCAAATCAAGCGTCTGGTCGGCATTCAGGGCGTCGTTGGCCACGCCGGCGAACACCAGGTCCAGCACCGGGCCGGCTTGCGCGAACGGGTCGGTGTCGGTGACGGAGCGGCCCACGCCGGTGCTCAGGGCGCCCACGCTCACCGTCGTGCTGCCGGAGACAGCCAGCACCGACACCCAGCGCCGATGAGCCACGCTGCACACCACGTGGTCGCCGGGCTGCACCAGCATGTCGGCGTCGGTTGCCGCACTGCGGTCGTCCGACAGGCGCACATAGGCGCCGTTGCCGGTGGCGCGGATCACCACCTCCTTGGGCAACTTGCGAGAACTCGGATCGAACGGCAAGAACGTCGAGACGGCGGCGCCCGCGCTTTGCAGGCGTATGTTGTCCACAGTGAGCAAACGATTGAGCATGTCAGACCGCCAGCAAAAGCATTTCGATGTCCTCCTCTTCCAGTTGCTCGCGCATCTGGTCGAACAGGGCCATCAGTTGTTCGAAGTGCCGCGAGTTGTACGCGGCCGTGTAGTCCTCCAGGCGCCCCGCCACCTCGGCGTAGGCCTGCAGCGCGGGCAGCTCCACCACCTCATCAGGAAGCTCTTGCGCGGGCTCTTGCGCGGGCTCCTGCGCGGCTTCTGGCGGGCTGCTCTGCGCTGCGTCTGTGGCCGCTTCTTGCGCCTGCAGCGCGCGCAGGGCGGCGGCCTGGCTGGCGTACACCACCAGCTTGCCGTCGCGCTCCACCACGAAGCGTTTGGGCTTGCGCTTGGGCTTGTCGTCGTCGTAACCACCCGCCGCCGCAACGCCCCGTGCGGCTTGGCCGCCGATCTCGGCGCCAGGCCCAACCAAGGCCCCTGAGGTGTCATGCGTGACCGCCCCCGTGCCACGCGCTGCGCTGCCGGCCAGGCTGGCGGCTTGGCCGCTGAGCACCCCGCTGCTGCTGAAGGCGCGCAAGCGGCTGGCGCTGCCGCTGGTCTGCGCCCCCGGGCCACTGAGGGCGCCCGAGCTGGCATGCGCCCGTGTGCGGGCCGCAGCGCCCGCCAGAGCCGACCCAGGCCCCGTCAGGGTGCCCGTGGCCGGGTGTGGGATGTTGTGCCGGGAGCTGCCGGCCAGCGCGGAGCTTGGGCCCGTCAGCGTGCCGGTGGTGGCGTGCGTGACTGCGCCGCCGGATCTGGCTGCCGAGCCCGCGAACGTGGCTGTCTGGCCTGGCAGCGTGCCACTGGTGTCATGGGCCCGAGTGCGGCTCGCTGCGCCTGCAACAGCAGCGCCCGGCCCCGCCAGCGCGCCCGATGTGGCGTGCGTTACCGGCCCGGCTGTGCCCTGGCCGAGGAGCAGGGCCAGCAACATGGCTTAGAAGACCTCGAAAGTGATCTCGAAGCTCAGGTTACCCACGGAGGCCACCGCGCCTTGAACAAAACGCAGGCCGGTGTTCTCGCGCACGATCAGGTCGGCCCCTTCGTTGCGGACAAACTCCGCGCCCAAGACCCCCGCAATGCCGCTGGCAGCGTTGGTCTCTTCGGTGAACACAAACCGCTGGCCGATCAGAGCGCCTGCCGTTGCTCCACCACCGGGAGCAGAACGGGCCGTGATGTTGGCCGACAGCGCCGCGTTGGCGGTGTCCATCTTGCTGATGGTGATCGCCGTCAGCGAGGTGCCATCGGCTGTCGCCGCCGTGCCGCCCGTCCCCACCGCCGTGGTGCGCGTAAAGTTCACCTCAACCCCCAAGGTGCCCGTCACTGCCGTGTCGTTGTCCACATAGCAGTACGCGGACAGCACGCGCAGCGAAACCCCGCTCCCGGTGGCGTTGAACAGATCCACAAAGACCTTGTTCGCGCCCACCGCCTGACCGGGGCAGATCAGCCGGTACTGCGACAGGCTGCCGCTCAGGTGCCCGTCTGGCAGCGCCAGCATGACGACCTGGTACTCCTTGGAGGACACCAGTTGTGTGGCCACCGTCGCCCCCGTGCCAGGGGTGACAGCAATGGAGTCGTTTGGAAGGCTCATCAGGCGCTCAGCGCGGTGTAGGTCAGGCTTGAGCAGCTCACGGTGTCACCCGCTGCGACCACCAGGCCGTTGGTCATGTTGATGTCGCTGGCGCTGGCCGCCACCGCACAGTGGATCACCACCGTGCCGGCGTTGGTCTGCAGCGTGGCCGTGGCCACCGCCGAGGCGTTGCCCGCGGCGTTGGTGTCGCTGCTGATCGCGTTGGCCGTGGCCGTGCCGCTGACCGCTGCCGGGAAAGCCGTGGCGCTCAGGTTCAGCGTGGCCACCACCGTGCCAGGTGAGCCGACGGTGCCGGTCAGACGAAACGCCAATCGGCCGTTGGCGCCAATCAGCGCGGTGACGGCGTCGGTGGCGGCGTTGCGCGCCGCGGTGCTGTGGGTGACGGCCATGGCCTATTCCTCGGTGTCGGGTTCAAGGTTGGTGGGCTGCAGCGCTTCCACTTGGTCGGCCGTGATGCGGCCCACCAATTGGTGCTCTTCAACGCGCCCGTCCTTGCGGGTGATCTGGATGGTGAAGCTCAGTTCACCGGGTTGGCCCATGAGTGAGGTCACGGCGTCTCCTTACACAATGCCTTGGGCGCGGCCGTCTGGCCCACGCACGATGCTGCGGGGGGCGCGCAACGCCACAATGGCCTCGCGCAGCGCCTCCAGCGTCTGCAGCATGGGGTCGGGGGCTGCGTCTTCTGCGTCTTCCACCTCGGGCGGTGGAGGTGCGGCCTTGAGCTGCGCGATGTAAATCTGCGTTTGCGAGGCCAGCTCGGCCTTGAAGCGCTCCATCTCCAGCTTCTCGCGCTCGATGGCCGCCTTGGTCTCGGCCTCCACTTGCTTGAGCTGCGCCTCCATCTGGATGCGCGCCTGCTCTCTTGCCGCGTCACGCTCGTCGTTGGCCTGCTGCACCTGCAGCTCGGCTTGCTTTTGCGCCTGCGTGGCCTGGGCCTCCATCTGGATGCGCTGCATCTCCATCTGCGTCTGCGCCTGGAACTTCTGCGCATCCGCCTGCTGCTTCATCTGCTCAAGCTGCATGGCTGCCTGGGCCTTGATCTGCTCGGGCGCGGGCGGCTGCGGGCGCGGCGGGGCCTTGGCGGGGTCGCTGAAGAACTTGTCCGCGCTCTTGAAGCCCAGCGCCTTGGTCAGCTCGGCCTGGCTCTGGTAGACGTTCTCCGGCGTGGCGGTGCCGATCTGCAGGCCCATCTGCTGCTGCTGCAGCAGGGCCATCAGGTGCGCCACTTGCTGGTCGCGGTTGCCCGTGCCCAGGCCCACGTTCACCGTGCAGTCGAACTGGTTGCGCCACTCCCGCGGGTCCACGTTGACCCAGGTGCCGCGCAGGCGCACAAACGCCTCCTTGTCGCAGTACTGGCTCACCAGCTTGAGGATCAAGCGGAACAGGTCGCGGAAGCCCTCGGCAAAGTTGCGCGCGATCAAGTCCAGCCGCATGTCGGCCCGGTTGGTGACGATGTTCACCCCGGTGGCGGTGTTGTTCAGCGAGTCGCCGTCGGCGCCCTGGTTGTAGCGCGTCCAGCCGGTGGAGTCCTCCAGGAACCCCTGCATGGTCTCCATCATGGACATGCCGAGCTGGCTGTCGCCCATGCCCTGGTCGAGCCTGCCTGCCGCGCCGGGTTGCTTCACACGCACCACGCCGCCCGGCCTCGAGGCCAGCAGGTCGTCCAGGTTGACCTGGCCATCGACCGCGAAGTACCGGCCATTGATGCTCAGGTACATGTTGTCCAGCATCCCGCGCAGGATGTTGGTCTTGATCTTCTGCGCCTCCAGCGCCAGGTCCGCCACGCTCAGCCCAAAGAACTTGTGCGGCATGGGGACGGGCGTGATGGCCACGAACGGCGCGAGATCCACGATCTCGTTCTCAAGGATCTGGTTGCCCGCCCTGACCACCTTGCGCAGCTCGGAGATGCCGTCGCCGTCGTAGTCGCAGCGCACGTAGCACTCGGTCACCCAGATCACGCGCTGGCTGTCGTCGGGCGTGGAGAGCGTGTCGGCCTGCAGGTAGGCCAGCTCGTCGTCGTAGCCCAGGCGCTCGATGCGCTCCATGTTCAGCGCCGTGGCCTGGTCGTCGCCAGAGATCTGGTCGACGTTCTTGTAGCCCATGGAGATCAGGTCGCTCTGCGTCCTGGCCACGCGGTGCGCCACAAAGCTCGCGTCCTGGATGCTCTTGGCCTTGCGGCTGATGAGGAACTCCTCGGGCGGGACGTTCTCCACCTTCACGCAGCCGCTGATCTGGGTGCGCTTGCACGCCACGTCGTAGGCCAGCACCGGCGGGGCGCTCTGGATCTGCGCCATCTGCTGCTGCAGCGCCATCACCGCCTGCTGCGCCTGCGGATCCCCGGCCTGGGCAGCCTGGGCGGCCTGCTCGAGCTGCTGCTGGAGCTGCTGCAGGGCCTGCGCGCGCTGCTTGGCGTCGTCCTCGTCGGGGTAGGACTTCTGCTCGATGACCTCCACCTCATCGTCGTCCATGAGCTGCGCCAGCTCGACGTCGTTCAGGTTGCGGTACTCCTCGCGCTTTTCTTCCTTGCGGTCGTCCCACCAGACCTTGACGATGCCGTTCTTGCTCAGCAGCGCGTCCTTCATCCAGTTGTAGATGATGCGCTCGCCCGGGTTGTGGGCGTGCAAGACGTGGTTGACGTAGTCCGTGGCCTGCTCGGCCTTGGGCTCGTCGCCGGGCTTTTGGGGCTCGAACTCCACCACGCGCTCGGAGCCAGCGAACTTCACCATGAGCTGCGGCAGCATGCTCTCGATGGTGTTGCGCACGTCCGGGCTCACCACGGAAGAGCGGCCCTCCACCTCGGGCGGCGTCAGGTCCAGCGTGGGCTGCCCCAGGTAGTAGGCCATCGCCTTCTGACGCTGGGCGGCCAGCTTGCCGCTGTACCAGCCCACCGCCTGGCGCATCTCCTGGTCCGTGATGGACCGGAGCTGATCTTCAGACATGCGTGCCATGGTGTTGCTTTAGGCCACGCTCAGGCGTGGGTAGTGGATGACGCCGCCCCACTCGTCGTTGCTCATCTGGTCAACGGTCAAAGCGAGGTAGCGGAATGCGTCAGCGCCGTGGCTGAACTCGTCGTGCACCGGATTGCCGGGCTCATTGGTCGTGGCGTTGATCTGCCGGCGGTAGCGCTTCAAGCACTCCACCAGGCGCGCCGAGCGCTCCTTGTTGAAGTACACCCGGCTGAAGATGTCGCGCGCTCTCTTGATGCCCTGTTCCACGTCCATGTTGGGCGTGCGCTGCACACTCCAACCAAACCCCTGCAGGATCTCGGCGTCTTGCTTGCCGGTCTGGTGGCGCTTGGCAAAGCCGTCGTGCGGCAGGTAGTGGTGCCCCCAGTTCAGCGGCTCGCCATCCAGGCGCAGCGCCTTGAGCTCGGCCGAGTAGTCCGCCAGCGTGCGCTGCGTGCCCTCGATGTAGTGGATGACGCGGATCTCGCTGGCCACCTTCTGCGCCAGGATGATGGACATGCTGTCGTTGAAGCCCAGGTCCCACACCGCGTGCACCTTCAGCAGCGGGTCGTGCGGCACGTTCAGGATGCGCGAGCCCGCGTTGGCCATCTGGTCGAAGTAGATGGCCCCGTCCACCGCCGGCTTGCACTGGCCTTCCCAGATGTGCGCGTAGTCCTCGCGCTTCATCGTCACTTCAGCGTGTTGGCGTTCAGCCTCCAGCACGGAAGGAAACCGCCGGTTGTCGGCGTGGTTCATCTCGATGCTGACGCAGTCCGGCGGCGGGCTGCTCACAAAGCGCCGGTAGGTCTCGTCGCTTTCCAACTGCGGGTTGAAGCTCACCCAGATCTCGGAGCCGTTCTTGCGGATGGTGGGGATCAGGATGTCCCAGGAGCGCCGGCTGATCGCCTGCGCCTCCTCGCACCAGCAGACATCGACACCCTCAAAGCTCTTCAAGCTCTCGGCCGTCTGGTCGCTCAGGCCGCTGAAGAAGAACTGCGAGCCGTTCTTGCCGCGGATCTCGGCTTGCAGCACCTCGTACTGCGCGCCAAGGCCCAGCGCCTCGATCTGGTCGCGCAGCAGCTGGTGCACCGACTGCTGGATGCTCTTCTGGATCTCGCGCGTGCACAGCACCCGCAGCGGGCGTTGCGCGGCCATGATCAGCAGCGCGCGGGCAAAGCCCCAGCTCTTGCCGGAGCCCCGGCCGCCGCGCACCACCTTGTAGCGGTGCGCATTGAACAAGAACTGCAGCTTGCTGGGGAACCAGGCCTCAACCAAAGGTCACCTGGATGCTGTGCTGCACCGCGCCGCCGCCTTCGCCGGTCACCTGGATGGGCAGCACCTTGCCCACCAGGCCCAAGAACGGCCCAGGATGCGATTCCGCCACCCGGGCGAGGTAGTCCACGCCGCCGGCTCTGTCCAGCGCGTCGGCCACCATCTCGCGGATCAAGGCGTTGCCCTTGTCCAGCGATCCTTTAGGCCTGCCAGCGCCTGGGCGCTTGCCGCCACGGTTTGAATTGTTTGATTGTTTTTCGGGTTCCATGTGGATTGTCCGAAGTTGAAGGTGCCCACCGCCCGCCGCCGTCCGCGGGGAGACTCGCGGGGCTCGTTCCGCGTCGATGGGCTGCGGCTCATTTGCCGGTGGCGCCGCGGGCCGGGGGCG